ATCGGAAATGCGATATTATTATAAAACGAATTTTATATTGTAAAAGGTTATATATATTATGCCCAGAGTTAAAAAACCCACTCCTGCTATTAATATGCAACCCGAACCAGTCAAGCGTGGTAAACGCCCGAAAGGGTTTGTAACGTTGCGTAAAGACGGAACCACTTCTCATGCTGGCGGTCGACGCAGCGTTGAGGACTGGATGATGCATCTGGTTAACGGCATAAAACGTTATGGAGTACTCATACCAGTCGTTGAGGCGTTACACCTCTCATGCGCTACAATCCAAAAACATCGGAATGAAAAAACCCCTGTTACATTCGAGGGCGAAGAAACAACCTTCGATAAAGTTATTGACTATGCATACCAATTTTATATCGAATGGTGCGAAAAGGAAATAAGTCGCCGAGCCTTTCGTGGCGTTACCGAAGATATTTATTACAAAGGTGTTATTGTTGGACAGCGCAGAGTTTTCTCAGATACACTCGCAATGTTTAGACTTAAAGCACTTGCACCCGAAAAGTATCGTGAGCGCATTGATCAATCATTCCATGGTGTGAACAACGAACCTATGAAATTTGTCTATGAGATAGATGGGAAAGAAGTAGATTCGAATGGTGATAATTCGTCGCAAGCTTCTGCCTAAACAGTTTGAATTTTTACGCTGCCCTGCACGTGAATGTTTATACAGTGGAGCATTCGGAGCTGGCAAGTCCAGAGCGTTATGCGAGAAATTAATTCAAAGGGCTTCAGTTCCAGGGGCACGCGAATTGTTGTGTCGAAAAGTAAACGTGAGTTTGCGTGATACAACATTACAAACGTTATTGGAACCTGACGGAGAATTAGATCCGGTACTGCCGGAAGGTCAATACATCCATTTTAAGAGCGATCAGAAAATTCGAATCATTGGCGGTGGGGAGATAATTTATAAAGGTCTTGACCTTGCTACAAAAATTGGTAGTTTACAGTTGACCGGAATTGCGATAGACGAGGCAATTGAAATTGATGAATCCATGTATACAATGTTGCGAGGAAGGATACGAGTCAAAGTTCCCGGATTGAAAAATCAAATTAACATGGCATGTAATCCTGGTAGTCCTTCGCATTTTTTGGCTCAACGTTTTGGACTGGCTCCTGATACTGTTTGCATTGATACAGGCGCTGTAATTTCTACAAACTCTTTTGAAAATACGTACCTTGATAAAGAGTATGTCGAAGACCTTAGAACATTGAGTGGTGTTTTCTATCAGCGATATGTTGAAGGCAAATGGGTTGGAGCTGAAGGTCTTATTTATGATAAATGGAATAGAGCCGTTCATGTTCAATCCCGACGAGAAAAACAATGGAAGTTCAGCATTATCGCTATTGACGATGGTTATGTCAATCCTTTTGTGGCTTTACTTATTTGTATCGATGGAGATGGTCGCATACACGTGAGACAAGAATTCTATGCTACTAATTTACTAACAGAAGACAAGATCGATGCTGTGAAATCGTTAATGAAAATAAATGGTGATACTGATTTGAATGCTATTCTTGTAGATCCGAGCAGTGCTGATTTAATTGCAGATTTTATTTCAAACGATATACCAGCACAAGGCGCAAATAATTTTGTATTTGGAGGTATTGTTCGAACACAAGGATTTTTGCCAATACAAAAAGATGGCAGACCAAAATTAACAGTAGATCCAGAATGTGTAAACATAATACGTGAGTTCGAAAGTTATGAGTGGAATGCGAACGGTAAAGACGAACCTGTAAAAAAATACGATCATACGATGGATGCTTTAAGGTACGCTGTGAATTATTTACATGACTATGGTATAGACGGTTCAAGTGTTGTGAGGATATAAATGCCAGTAACGTTGACGAGTAAATATGGATGGGAATCAGTTGGATCTGTTTGGACTGGAATACCGAACAGCTTAGACGATGCCGCTTCTGTAGCTTTTACAACTTATCGAAAAAGTGAGCTGGTTCTCGCATGCGTACGGGAGCTTGAAAATGCTGTTGCCGAGGGAATTTTAGAAACAGGCTCTTACAATAACGAGGGTGAATGGACTTCAACCCCCGAAGATAAGATTCTGGATTTGTTTTTTAACAATAAAAATTATTCATATGCTGAGATTATTAAACTAACTGTAGCGCGGTTATCTTTAACTGGTTGTGCATACCTGTTATTAGATAAATTAACGAATCAATCTGGTATAGGTAATTTATATCCTGCACCGACTTCAGTTTTGCAGCCAAAATATAATGGCATAGAACTCGCAGGGTATGAGCTTAACACTGGAGATAAGACCCGAAATATTGAAGACAATAATGTTGCACGTGTTATGTATCGTGATCCGCAAAGCTGGAATGGTTTTATAAGTCCATTACAAGCTGCGTTACGACGCTGTTACATTGATGGTGAACAGGCAAAGCTAACTTCCGAAGTTTTAAAGAATCGTAACATTCCAGGACAGATTTACGAATCTGATAAAATGCTGACGTCTACACAAATAGACCAGCTCAAAGATATTCTCAAAAGAGAAACGAGCGGTGAGACTGAGAATAGAGGTAATGCGATAATTTTACAGAACGGCTTGAAGCTTGCACAGCAGGTTAAAGTAGACGATATAGATTTCAGCGGTTTAAGTGCGTTGAACGAGACAAGAATTTGTATGGTGTATCAAGTGCCTCCGATTTTAATTGGCGCAAAGGCAGGACTTGATCGTGCGACTTATAGTAACTATGGGCACGCTCGCTCATCGTTTTACAAAGAAACTGTCAGCAGCTTATGGACGATGATTGCGTCTGCATGGACAAAAGATTTATTGCACGCTTATGGTAAAAATAATTTAGAATTTCGTTTTAATACGACTCAGGTTGAAGCATTACAAGAAGGTCAGAACGATAAAGCTACACGTGTAAGTCTCCTGTTTGAAAAGGGTGTAATAGATAGAGCTGAAGCCAGAAACATTTTAGGCATGTCAAATCCCGAAGATGCCGAACAGGAAAATGTTACAACTGTTGAAGGTACACTTGAAGATAATACCAATACGATTACAGAAGAAAAAGTGTTGAATGGCGCACAGGTTACAGCTGCAACTCAAATTATTCAATCGGTTGCGGATGGGTTGTTACCCCGTGACAGTGCAATTGGTCAATTAATGGTAATGTTTAATCTGTCAAATGCACAGGCAAATTTAATGATGGGAAGTGTTGGCGTTTCGTTTAAGCCGACTGTCGTTGAGGAGGGAATGGCGAAAGCCATAACCTTTCACAGCTTCGAAAAACCTGCATAAAGAATTAGATAAAGATGAAAACGCAGTAATCCCCGAAGCGGTTGAAGATATTTTAGAAGATGAGTTAAAGAAAGAGTTCGGAAGAGAAGGTGCTGCAGCAGTAGCCGAACTAAAAAAAACTGGTATGGTTGATATGAGTACGATCGGAATGAAGTTCGGGAAAAAGTTTACCGACACGCTCAAAGCGGCATGGTTAACACAGGCAGCTCAACGATTGACAACGTTGTCAGATAATAGAGAAAGTGCTGATGGAGCTTTTACCGTTATTCGTGCTCAAGTAGATACACGAATAATGAATCAGCTTAAAAAACTTTCAGCCTCGTCTTTACGTACAACGCAAGAAAGCATTGATGTTGCTCTTAAAAGAACTCGAGAAGAATTGCGTCAAGCAATGGTTTACGGTGAAAATACAATACCAGCGTTGACGAAGGCAGTTCAAAATGTTTTTACTGACGCTGAAAAGTTCAGAGCACAACGAATTGCGGTAACTGAGAGCAGTATGGCAATTCATGACGCTGATATTCTTGCAGCGGTTACAAGTAATGTTGTAAGAGGATTCGTTCCGGTAATAAGCAAAGACGCTTGTTCAATTTGTCAGGTGTATAACGAGGAAGGAGAGCCGACTGGAAAAGCCAATTTCCCGTATACGAATATAAGCGATGCAGAAAAATTAATCGGCAATTACGAAAATAGAACGTTACCACCATTTCACCCGAATTGCAGGTGTAGTCAACGAGCTGTTTTAATTACCGATACAACGGCATACGAAAAACCAGTACATGCTCCAAAACCAAAACCAATAGTTGTAGAAAAACCAAAGCCAAAACCAAAACCAATAGTTGTAGAAAAGAAACCAAAACCTAAACCGAAGCCAGTAATAGAAAAGAAACCAAAACCAATAGTTGTAGAAAAACCAAAGCCACAACCAGTAGTAGAGCAGAAGTTAGATTTTGCTAATAAAGAAGTGGCAAATAAATATATTAAAGATTCGCTCGGTTTATATAAACTAAAAATAGATGAAGCTGGTCCAAAGACAGAAGTGCTTGCAAAAGAGGTTGAGCATCTTGCGACAAATCATAAACGATTTGTAAATTCTGTCAGACTTAATGGGTCGTTGGTTGATTTGAATGTAAGCGATAGAAGTGCGGTGGTCGGGACAACAGTTGGCACGTATGAACCACGCTCAAGTCAAATGAAATTGGCAGGGAATAGATCGTTTGATGTAGGTAAGGGATTCAAGCCAGGAATGTGGGCATTGAATAAAAATTTACAGGATACATTTAGACATGAATTTGGACATGCACATCAAGCGTCGTTATCGGAAGCAGACGTACAAAAATGGTATAAGATTTATGTAAGTAAGTCAAAGGATGAATGGAAGTCGAGCGTTACAAAATATGGAGGCTTAAGAGGCGATGAATTATATGCCGAAAGTTTTGCGATTTATACTCACCCGAATTACAAACGTGGTGCACTACCAAAAGAGATCGAACAATTTTTTGACGAGGTCTAAGTGATGTTAGAAACACCGAGTTGCTACTTGAGAAAATGTAAACACTTTATCGGAGCGTACAATCCCAGCGAGCCTTTTGAGGAAAAATATGAGGTTGTAATTTGTAAAGCTTTCCCTTTGGGAATACCAGATGATATCGCAAATGGGAAAAATAAGCATTTAACTCCCGTCGAGGGCGATCGTGGTATAGTGTATGAGCATGAATAACCCGTCTACTTTTGTCTACACGGAGTCCAAATTGTTTTAGGGTACATTGTTATACCTTTATAAAGATATGGAGCAGATATGAAAGATAAGCAAATACAGCGAATCAGTAAATTTAATGAGAGTACTGATTTTGTAATTAAGCAAGATGAAGGTGCTGAAGAATCGTTAATTGTTGAGGGTTATGGAACCGTTTGGGATGTTAAGGATTTAGTGGGGGATATTTTCAAACGGGGTGCATTTGTTAAAACGATTCAAGAGCGTGTGAATAATGGAAAAGTTCTTCTCATGGGTGTGCATCAGGGGTGGGGTGGTGGCACGTACGAAGCAATCGGAATTATTAAAACACTTGTAGAGGATGAAAAGGGCGCATATTTCACAGCCGAAATGTATGATTCGGTACTCGCAAAAGAAACATATTCAAAAATAAAAAAGAGTCCGAACGCATTCGGTAGCAGCGTAAATTTTACCCCGATTACGTACGAGGTCTATACAGATCCTGATAAAGGCAATAGAGAAGCTCGAATTTTTAAGGAGGTCGCCTTACAGGAAATTACTATCACTCCAACACCATGTAATCCGTTTACAAGCGTAACCGCTAAATCTGACGAGATGCTTGCGGAGATTACACAACGGCTTGAAATAGTTGAGAATCAAATTAAATCGATAAACATTCCGTCTGAAATTCCTGCTGAGCCAGCGAATATCAACGGGAATGAAAAGATGGAGTCAATTTCAACCGCGAAAAGCGAAACAGAAATTACTGCAGAAATAGAAGTAAAAGAACAAGAGCGTTTAAGAAAAATTACTTTACTAAAATTTGAAATGGAGAATTAAAATGCATGTAAAATCAAACGAAATATCGGAAAAGAAAAATGCAATTGCGTCTGTGCTGAAAGCTATGACTGAAACGTCTACAGCAATTTCGGCATTGGAGGCAAAAATTAAAAACAAAGACACATCCCCCGAAGATGTTAAACTTCTTATGCCAGAACTCGATGCAAAGAATGCCGAATTTGAATCTCTGGTAACAAAGACAGAAGAAATTAAAAGCGAAATTCGTCGTACTGAACTTATTAATGAACTTACGCAGACACAGGGTATTGCAAAAGGTTTGAAAGAAGTTATCACATATTCAGACGGTGAGCATAATCAGATAAGCGAACAGAAAGAAAGAGATTTTGTCTCTAAAACTTATATTTTCGATGGTAA